AGCTCCACTTGCTTAATGGCAAGTTCATTTTGACCCTACTAAAGACGAAGGACCTGGACGATGACATCATATGGTAGATATCGGGAACGTGAGAATCATTTTCACACTCCTGTAAACGCACTTAAAACGAAAGTTTATAAGGGCGCATTGTCGAGTAAGGCTGATTACCTCTCGACCTACTACGATTATTCTGTCCCAGGATATACTTCCTTCGAATCCTGTAGAGATACAGTATCCACCTCCCGTCCGTATACAAATCACCCGCTTTCAATTGTGAAGCGGAGTATGCGGCCACCGAAGCACCAAGGAAGAATCAAATTACCCTATCGTAGTCGTTATTATGACGAATACGTAGACTTAAATGATTTTTCTGGATATGCTCCGATGGATTCATGGGAAGACGTAGCTGGCTGGTTTGGCTCATATGAGACATTACCAGACCTCGGCGACGCCGACATGGACGCATTGGCAACAAGTGCCTATGCTAACATTAATCCAAACCGTGCTTCAGTAGATATTCCTTTGTTCTTATTTGAACTTAGGGAACTACCTGGCATGATTAAGGACCTCGGTGACTACCTCTTGAAGAATTCAATCAAGAAGAAGTTATCACCCCGTGAGTTGGCGAAACAGAACCTAGCCTTTCAATTTGGCTGGAAACCGTTGTTATCGGATCTACAGAAGCTTTTAAAGCTTCATGATTCGATACAGGACCGCATGCGGTTCTTCGACAAACTTAACGAAGGTGCACAAACAGTCGCTCGCAATGTGCGAAACGACTCAAGTGTTGAGATGTCTGTCTTTGATGGCCTACACTTTGCGTATTTCGATAAGAAGTACGAATACAAAGATAAGGTCTGGTACACAGCAAAATTATCTGCTGATGTGCCTATTGACAAACCGTCTCGGGATATGGCCGCCTTTAGGGCGACCACCGGATTCAGTCAACCTACTTCGACCATATGGAATGCTATTCCATGGACTTGGTTGATAGACTGGTTCTCAAATATTGGTGACGTATTGTCCGCCAACTCTGGGCTAATTAGCTTCGATGTTGGACAGATGTGCGTCATGAGAATGAGATCGGCAACTGCTACTTATAGCTTTGCTGGGATCAAACCCGGTTACGAGAGTATTGGCTACTCAGTCAATGCTCCGCGACAACGCGTTGTTCTTAAAGAACGACGTATCTACACGGCACCACCTTTTATACAACTTGACTTGTCGCTTTTAAACGATAAGCAAAAGGGTATTTTAGGGTCTTTAGTACTAGCTCGAGGTTCTCGAGTCCGCAAAATCTAATAATGGATTTTGTTAACCGAACGTCGTGAGACGTCCAAACCAACGTTGTGAAACGTAGGTCACCCCTAGAAGGAGAGAAGCCATGCTTCCACCAACAATTACCTTAACTATCGCTGCAACTGACTATATTCTAAGTCGTGTTGGCGATAAATCTACCAGTTCCACGTATTTCTTGCGTGACACTGCTAATAACCGAGATATCGGTCTTAAGGTTGAACATACTATTCCTGCCATCGGTAAATATGGTGAGTCGCATCTTGTGCGATTTGACATATCCCAATATGATGCCCTAGGTGTATTTTTACGCCTGGACTCTGCTTGGACCGTCATGAAGACCGCAGATGCGGCTCAGAATGACACTGACTTGGAATTTGCAAACGACTGTGTTGCGGCTTTTATGGCCCTCCACCAGTCGAATGTTCTAGGTCGCGAGTATTAAATAACGCTCGTTACCCAGTATGGATGACTTCCCTCGTTCTTAAGAGGGGAGTCATTCAAGTATGGTCGGTGGTTAGTTCGCTTCCAGCAACTTTGAAAGGTTCCTGAAAATGAAGCTAACTAGACACATGGCTCTCGCCCCGCTTACTCCGCTCCTTATGGATTGGAAAGAGTGGGACAGAGAGCTAATACATGTCTTGAATGACGTGAGTGATTACGTCACCAAGGTAGTTAGTACCCGCGGTATAGATCTCATAATGATAGATTTTCCAGCTATTGGGAAGTCTATAGATAGAGGTCTGTCGACCGGATACTTTGATTGGGCAAGCCACAAGGTCTTAATGACCAAGAAGCGAAACCCGATTAGGGTCCTGCTAGGATACTTCTTTTCCGATGCAGGATTCACTATTGTTGAAGACCCTAACGACATCTTCTTTCTCCGCACACTATTTTATATGTGGAAGAAATACGATATTGATTGTACACCTGATAAGTATCAGGCTATGTACGACCAGTTCGTAGCGACAGATGCTACACTACCAAGTCCCACTAGGGACTGGTCACAAGCTAACATACCAGACTGGAACTCGGAAGAGATTCTTGCTCGTATGCGTGAAATGACCACTAGTTCGCCCTCTCCTTTGATTGAACTCTTAATTCGAGTTTCATCGGAGATTGGAAGGCAAATGGGTAATGTAAGTCAGGATCTTTGGCCTAGACATGGGCGAGGCGCTGTTGCTGAAGGCACTAAGTTTAGAGACAAGTTTGACTTTAAATCATGGCCAGCAAAGCTTGATCAGGAATTTCCTGCATCGAGCTACGCTGTACATGACATGTCTTTCTTAGATTTAGACTCCATAGAGCCGCCAGCACGCATTATTGGTGTTCCAAAAACCTACAAAGGTCCGCGGATCATCACAGCCGAACCCTTATCGAACCAATACTGCCAACAGGCAGTACTAAGTGAAATAAGGGCTAAGCTCCCAAGATCAATTAAGAACTGTTATTGTTCTTATTCACAGGAACCATCTCGACGACTTTGTCGAAAAGGATCTGTGGATGGTGATTATGTTACCATCGATCTGTCTGAAGCATCGGATAGACTAAGTACATTTGTTGTGGAGTGTTTAATCCGCAACGAATCCTTTTTGCGTTTACTTTACGCGACGAGGACACAGTACTATGT